TAGTGCTTCTGTATTACCATGCGCCAAAAGATAGATAGACTTGTTATTTTGTTTGCAGAACATTCTAAACTCCGAAGCTACTGCATAGTCGCGCTCGTGGCTATTGCCTTTTATATCTTCGCAAGTTGCAAGGCTATTGTAAGGGTCTATAACCAAAGCATCAAAGTACTCGCAATCCTCAAGAGCTGCTTTAAACACATCTCTAAAATTCATAAACCTTTTGTTTATTCTGTAGAACTGCTCAAAGTCTATAAATTTAAAATGTTCGCCTATCCAGTTAAAGTGATATTCATACTGCTGCTCGTCAAGTTCTTTAAGTTGTTTACCTGCGTGGAGTTGTATTAAATCTCTTTTTATACCCCCTGTGCTATTCTCTGCGCTAAATATTAAAAACTTTTTACCATGCTTCACAGCTAAACAAAGGTAATAGTAGAGTATAAATTTAGTCTTCCCTACATTCGCATGGCCTGCCATTACATTGAAAGTGCCTTGCTTGTATCTTAGGTGGTTATCTAAAGGGCAGCCTATCTCTAAGCCTAGTTTAAAACTTCCATCCCTAATACTGTCTAGATATTGTTTACCTGAGTTGTTTTCTAATATCATGTTCCTAGGTAGTCTTTAGGGTGAATAATTATTTTTTCTTTTTGCTTAGGATATTCTTTAGCTAGCCATTTCTTAGCTGTAAGATATAAACTTTTATAAGATTTGTTTTTTGAATAGTTTTCTATACTGTCTAAAATATAGTCTATTTGTTTTTTACTGTATTCCTTATCTAACTTTCTTACATCCTCAACAGTTATACTTAAATGGTCAAAACTGCGATACACTAACTTCTTTTCTTTCTTTACATTCTTGTTAGTTGTTATTCGTTTGTTATCCGTTTGTTGCTCGTCTGTTAATTTGCTTGTTACTACTTGGTATTCTTTGTACTTAACTATTTGTATTATAGTGCCTTGCGAGGTTGAAACGCTTGTTATTTCGTTTGTTAATTTTAGCTTGTTTATTGCTGTCCTTATTTTTTGTGTGCTAAGACTTAGCTCTTTTGCTAGTTTATCGTATCCAGTCATTACCTGACCTTCTTTTATTTCCACTCCTCTGTAGCTTCTAGTCTTATGGTTAGCTTTTAAAAGCAAGTGTAGAAATAACCTTAGTGTATTTGGTTCGTCGTACCACTCCCATTCTAGAATCTGTCTGTGTATTTTAATCCATCCGTTACTCATTTTTTTCTGCATAAAAAAAGACCTATAGGTTTGTTGATGCAGCAACTCCCCTATAAGCCTTAGATATTAGTATTATATGAATAGTAGTTACTTCTGCATTTAACCACTATATACCTATTGTAATATTTTTATTTAGTTGTACAAATATAAGCTATTTTATTTTGTATCCGTTGCTTAAAAATAAATCTATTACCTTCCTAAAAGGGTAAATCGTCTTGCGTCTCAGCCTGTACAGTTTCTTGCGCTGTAGTCTGAGCATTGTCTTTTGTGCATCTCCAAGACGATAACGTAGTGTAGTGTTGTCCATTGTATTCTCTATGCTTAATATTAAACTTTACAGCAACAGTATCTCCTACTACGTTATACTTTCTAAACTGTTCTATCTTATCTTGTCCAAACACTTCAAAAGCTATTTCATTATCATACTGCTCTCCAGTATCAACAACATAATACATCTTCTGAAACATCTTTTCTCCGCTCCCTATTGTTTGTACTTCTTCAATAGTTTTAATAGTTCCTTTTACTTCTAATTCCATAATTCAATTTTTAATTATATTATTGGCAGTTCATCCATTGCCTTATCTACTTTGCCTTGTTCAATATTCTCATTAAATATATTCAAGTCTGTTCTATCATTTTGAAATATAAAATGGTTACATAATGCTTCATACATACAATCCCTAAACATAGGGTCTTCTAGTGCGCAAAATATAGCTTCAGATAGTTGCTCATGTGTTGCACTAATTATAAGAGCTGAGCTGTCATCTTCTAAAAGGCCCGAAGACCTTAAATACATTGCTGATGTATCTTCATTTAATTTTATACTACCTTTAAATAGGTTAGACACATCTAAGTCTAAATCTATTAATTCCTGTTTTCTTTTTTCTGTTAATTTCATAATTTAATTTTTTGTAAATATACTAAATTTTATCGATATAAGTCCATTAGTTTGGTACATAGTTCGTTATGATAACCTCTATACTCTTTGTCTATTTCTATTAGTCCTTTTATTTTTTTAATAGAGTGCAAAGCTGTTGCATGGTCTAGGTTGAAAATATCTCCTATCTCTGTCAGGGTTATCTTACGAACTTCGCGCCTTAGAAAATATGCTGTGAATTGCTTTGCTCTTATTATTTGCGCCTGTCTGTTCTTTACTTTAATCTTTTCTAGTGGTACATCAAAATATGCAAATATTATTCTGCATATATTTTCAATGTGTTTGTCATGATTCAAATACATTTGTTTATGTTTTCTGTAGAGTTCTTCGTCTACTGTTCTTAAATAGGCTTTAATGCCTTTGTCGGTTAAGTAATGTGCGTGGTACATAAGTAAATAAGTTTATGTCTGTGTCGATTAATATTAGTTTTCTGTTCAAGTTTTTTTCTAGCCATTTACCTTGACTATTATACCACTCTACAGCTTCTTTTTTAGTTCTGTAATACCTAGAATACTCCTCTAAATTTCCTCTACTATTGTAGACTTTGTAAATGTAGGGTTTATATCTGTCCTCTTTTCTCATTAGTCTAGTATTAGTTGCTTATTCAAAATAGAATCTTTGTATTCGTTGTAGAACTCTCTGCAATCTTTTACCCTTTGCGCTATTAGTTCTTCCTTTTCTGTGTCACGTTCAAAACTAATTGTAGTAACTCTTAAAAAGGGGTCGTGACTATCTACCTTATGTATTCCTAAATTATCCCACTCTTTTAACAAGTAGTCGGGAGTTGAAACCATGCAGTAAGCTAGCTCTGCTTTCGGTTTATCATAGAGCCACATATATGCCCTAAGTTGCCATTCGTATCCAGTTTTAACTGCGTCAATATCCTCAGGGCTTGCAGGGAACGTTTCTAAAGACCAACTAGACTTAATGTCAATAATCTTATCCTCTGCATTTATATCACACTCGCCAGTTATAAACTCATTCTCTAGCCTTTCTGTATTCTTTAGGTATAAAGTACCATGTACCTCATTGTAAAGGTCTATAGAGGTATCCTCCATGTCTATACCTTTAGTTAAATACTTCGAGTCTATTGTGGATTTGTAACCGAATAAGTCCTCTTTTACAAGTTCCTTAATGTAGGTCTTGCAAGTTGCTGACAATGTTTCACTTTTCTTTCTAGGGTTTGTCATAATTTTACCTAGTGCGCTGCTTCTAATTTTCATAATTTTAGTTTTTAATTGTTATTTGTTTTTAGTTTAATTTTGTTCCTGTTGATAATTCGTATAATTTCAATAAATCTTCAATTGTTTCTATTTCGAAATATAAGAAATCCAAATCCTCACGGTTTTCTTGGAGTATAGCTACGCAATAATCTGTAAAATTTTCATCAACTTCAACAATATCTACACATAATAAAGTTTCAAAATCAAGTCTTATTTTCCATCCGCATAAATTAGAATCATCTACTTCAAATCCTAATTTCAATAATGATTTTTCCGATAAAATAGTTTTTGTTTCTGTCATAGTTATTTTTTTATGTAATAGTTTTCTAATTCAAAAGCGTGAGACTTTTCTAATAGTTCTATGCGAGTTTCCTGTGCCTTGACTAATCCTTTGTATGCCTCTATTGTGCTTTCTAGGATAATGATTCTCTTATCTGCTTCTTTTAATTCGTTCCTTAGTATCGTTTCCATAGTTGTTATTGTTTTAGTTTTTTACCTAATTCTGTTACTTTATTATGCTGCTCTTTTGTTAAGGCAAAGTCTTTTATTATAGTTCTTAAATCTCCAATACTAGCTTTTAACATCATTCCAGAAAGGTTGCCATCTGTTATCTTTTCTTTTTGCTTAGGTTGTGGCGCTTCTGTATCTGCGTCCTTTGTATCGTCAATTAAAAACAATCCGTTAAGAGCGTACTTTCTCGCATAACTAGAGGAGCTGCCGAAAGACTGAGCTATATCCATTCCCTTTTTATTTGGGTTTATTCCTGCCTGTGCAGATACTGCTACCTCTTGGTCTTTCTCATTCTTTATAGTTGCTATTGCTTCTACAAATAATAAACCTCCGACTTCTAGTATATTGTCTGAAATATACAAAGTACATTTATTCTTTTTTAAGAGTGGTTTAAGTGCCTCTAAGACGTCCTCACAACTTCTGTACTTATACTTACCAAAACTGTTGTATTGGTTCTTAGGTGCTTTTAATTCGCTTTGAATGTTTAGTAGTTCTTTCATTTGTTTTCGTTTTTATGTTTATTTATTAGTTTTTGTTCTTGTGCTTCGCGTTCTGTCGCGTGGTGTGAGATGTCTTTTACTGTGTAAGTACCGTTATCCCAGTAGTCGGTTGTAAATACTTCGTAAAGGTCTTTATGTACTTTTTGCACCTCGCAAAGTGAGTGGGTTAGTTTTCTTTTCATTAGTTAAATTTTAGTTGTTTTGCCATTAATAAAGCGCCTACCAATATGTAAGCGTACTCGTGTCCTTCTCTTTGATACTTTTCTTTGAAAGTTTTAATCATAGCCTCAATAGATTCACATTGAGATTCTGTTTTAAGCGTTGCAATACTTTTGCAAATTTTGTTAAATGATGTTTCCATAGTGTTATAGTTTAAAAGTTTAATGCTTACTTACGCTTCTAGGTCTTATATCAAAATTATCAGATATAAATTCTACTACTGAATCTACAGAGTGAAAAGGTAAGTTTAAAATAATAGGCTCTTTGTCTTTCTTTAGCCAAATTGTAAAAGTGTTTAAGTTTTTCATAGTTTTATAGTTTAAAAGTTTTCAACAATATTAAATAGAACTTTTGGAATAAAAAAATTTTGGAGGTAGTTTTTTTAATTAGGCACAAAAAAAAGAGCTAACAAATGAATGTTAACTCCCTTTCCAAACTAAACTAAACTACGAATAAGCAAATATAATACTTTTTATTTAGTTACTGTTTTTAATGCTTATTTCTTTTGCTCTCTCTATTATATAATTGTCTACTTCTATATCTGCTTGTGTGTACATTCGCAGCATCTCCTCAAAGCTATACATTAAGTCGTGAGGGTCGTTAACTGGAAAGTAAGTACTGTATTCAATCTCCTCGTCTGAAAGCTCTATTCGCGTCATTTAAAATAGTGTGTT